TGCCACCATTCCAGTCGTTGCTGATCGCCTTGTCGAGCGGCGGGAACCCCGTGCTCAGGAAGGTGGTGGGCTTGCTGGGCTGGGCGTTGACGATGCCTGCCGCCTTGAGTGCGGCCGCAACCGCGGTAAAGTCTGTCATGCTGCTTGCTCCTTCGTTGCCTGCTCGAAGGGCGCCAGCCAGATCGCCTCCCGCAGCAGGATGGTGGTGAAATTGCGCTTCTCGCAGAAGTCCATGAACGCATCGCGATTGAACGGCTGCGCGATGGACGTCAGCCCTTGAATGGGCGGTGCGTGCGGGCTGTGCAGCCAGACCAGAGCGAGATTGCGTTCATAGGCTTCGAGCTTCTCGGCGCTGTCGAGGAAGTCGCGGAACTTTTTCGGGAAAAGCACGTAGGCTTTGCCGTCGAGATAGCCTTCATTGAACAGGCCCTGCACTGATCCGTATTCAGTGAAAATCCACTGAGCGGCAGCTGGCCCTAGACCGCCAACACCCTCGATGCTGTCGCCCACGTCGCCAGCCAGCGCTTTCGCCTGAATGAACTGCCACGGCGTATTGAAATACAGATCACCGATCTTCGCGTGCTCGGCGAAATTCAAGTGAGTCACGGTGCGCTCGCGAATTGGATCGATCCAGGTGATCTGTTCGTTCACCAGCTGGAGCCAATCGCGATCGCTGCTGATTAGCTTGACCCGCCCGCCCTTCTTGACCTTGGCTGCCGACAGTCGCGCGGCCAGATCGTCAGCCTCCATGTTCTTGGCTGATATCTGCTGCACGCCGAGCAACGCCAGCCCCCGCTGAAGAGCGGGGCGATCCTCAACCCATAGCTCCTTCAGCTTGACCATCTTCGGGTCTTTGGCCCGGCCGGCTTTGTATGGCGGATAGGCATCGTGCCGCCACGATCTGCCATCCCACAGCGCCACGACCTTGCGATCGGGATTTTCCCGAACGAGGTTCCGCATACGCCCCAGCATATCGAGCACAGCGCCGTGCGGCTTACCTTTCTTCGCCGCTGTCGCGGTCGAAGCGAAGCCTAAATTATTGCAATCGACGAGGATCATACGACCCTCCTTTCCGGCATGAGAAAGCCTACGGGGCCAGGTTTCCCCGGCCCCGTCAGTGTTGCTCCAGCCCCGGCTTGTTACAGTCCGGCGAGCAGTTTCTCGATGTCGTCGTCATTGAGCGGCGCATCCGGCAGCGACGCTGCCACAAGCTCCGCTTCCGTCGCGACAGCCGCCGGCGATTTGGCCGGCGCCTTGGTCTTGACGGGCGCAGCGACGGTCATCTCCGCATCATCAGCTTCGATGATGGGCGCAGCGCGTCGCGCAGGCACGAGAGCACTGGCGGACGGGATCGCCAACGCCGCCGGCGACGCGCCGGACAGCAGTGTGCGAAGTGTCGGCGCGACCAGGGCGATCTTGCTCAGGCCGCGAGTGCGCTCGTTCTCGATCCAGGCATCGATGTCGATACGGGAGGCCAGCGCGTCAGGGTCCACCTTGGTGGACCGCGAAACGTCGTTCACCGCGTATTCGGTATCGAAGCCGCTGCCAGTGCGGGTGATGACCACATCCTTGCCCGTATCGGGGTCGAGAATGTTGACGCCGCCCTCTTCGGTCAGACGCTCCTGCAAGATATTCAGGAACGCATCGAACACCGTCGAAGGCATCTCCATCAGCTTGGCGACCTTCGGGTTGGCATCCGAGCCGTCCGTGCGGACGGCGTTGACCAGCACGCGACGCTTGCCCTTCATCTCCTTCAGCAGCTTGATGAGCTTGTCGTCGGTCGCGGCACGAATGGCCACTTCCAGGGCGTCGGCAGTCGGGTCTTCGCGGCCGAACGTTTCGCGTTCGGAGACGATGACGGCGACGACGGTGCCCTCGGCGTCCTTGATCCAGTGTTGGCTCCAATCGTGGAAGAAAATATCCCCACGACCCTCGCGCCAGCCCGGCAGAATACGCCAGCGGGACTTGCCCGGCGGCGGCTTCACGGCGTTGTTTTTGCCGGAACGGGCTTCCAGTTCGGTGCGCTTGCCCGTAACCGTCTTCAGCAGTGCATTGAGATCCATGTGGTCCTCTGATTTGCCGCGTCCCCGGTGAGACATTCACCGGGGCATCGCGGCAGTTGCAAGGTAGCTCAGCGCTCACTGACTGGCAAGACAAATCTTGCGGTCAGCGAGTTATCCCACGGCGATAAAGACGCCGTTGGCGGTGTAGACGGGCTGACTGAAGACTTTCTCACCGTAGGCCGTCGCGAGATGCACGCCGCTGAAGCGCGGCGCCGGCGGCGACGAGTTGGCCACCAGGCTCTCGAACTTCGATTCCGCTGTGGCGAGGTTCGCAGTCGCCCGGTCATACAGACGACGCGCGTTGCCGGCGGCGGTGTAGACGGCCTGTAGATTGACCTCCTGCGTCTCCATCTCCACGCGCAATGCGGCGTGATGGAGACGCTGCATTCGCAGCGTTTCCCGAGCCTCTTCCAGATCGCGCTGGTTCTGCTTGCCGTTCAGCAAGTCAACGGCATCACGGCCGGCGGCGTCCACCTTCTTGATCGCGATCTCGAACTTCTCCGCGTCGAGCTTGCTGGCGAAGACGGGCGCAGGTGCGGAGACTTCCACCGGCGCGATGATTGCGAAGGGTGCGATGCCCGTGATCGTTATGGGCGTATCGCGTCTCCGTTGCCTCTCCTGCCGTTGCTCCTCGCGAATCGCCATGAGATCGCGATGCCGGTAGCCCGGCAGTTCGGGAACTAATTCGATGCCTTTGCGACGGCGATACTTGATGATCGCCAGCAGTTCGATCACCGAGATCGCCGACACATTGAAAGCCGTCGCAAGCTGCGTGATCCACCGATACTTGCTCTGAGCCCGCAGATCACAGAGCTCCAGTTTATCCTCGATAACCAAAGCGGTTTCCATCGACAGAATGGTGCGGTTTTTCGCCGCGCTCTCCCTTGAAGGGGAGAGACGATTCTGACGAACCTGCTTTTGATTTTTCTTCACACTTGTTCTCCTTGTCTGTTGGTCGAGTTTAAGTCAGGACGACATCCGGCGATGCAGTTCGCCCTCCAGGCCACCCGGCAGGGTGCCCGGCTGCCGTGACACGCTGCGCAGCTCACCGCTCATCTCATGGCGGGCGTCTGCACCCAGCTGGATCAGCATGTCGCGCCGTTGCTTGAAGGCTTCCAGCGCGTTGCGCGCCAGCTCTTCCATCGCCTCCGCCTCGATCAGTGCCTTGCGAGCAGTCAGGTAGGCGGGCGAGCAGGTGACCTCGGAAAAGATCGCCGTCTCGGTCGGCTTGCTGAACTTGCCCTTCGGATCGTCGATCGCGGCTTGCGCCGCCTCGTCGGCGATGCGATCGCGGATGGTCTTGTCGATCTGCGCTTTGGTGACATCGAGCAGGATGCTCTTGCCGGCGGCGACGCGCATCGCTTCGGCGCGGATTACCGCGTAGTGCGCGAAGAGGCCCGCTTGTCCGCGGAACGAGGCGTCGAGATTCACCTCGTCAATGCGCACGTCGGACTCGAATTGCGCGGGGTCCAATTTCATTCGTCGGGGTTCCTTTATACTGTGCGTGAGCGCTTATTTACTTGCGAATCGTAGCAGCGGCAAGAGTTTTATTCAGGATGGCAACAGACCGGGAATCTTGCCAATCACGGTGTCGAGGATGGCCTGCTTGGACTCATCGAAGTAGATGGAGCCAGGCGACAGGCCCAGCAGGATATTCATGTCGCGAGTCTTATCGTAGATCACTCGCCCTGAATGCTCGGACAATCCGCCCTTGAGGTCGCCCGCAAAGTGCCGCGCAGTCAGTCGCCCAAGCAACACGATCAATGGCGGCTTGATGATATCGATTTCGCGATTGAGCCAGCTTGGGCATTCGGACAAGGTTTTGTTCGACCACTCCTTTTTCTTCTCGGGCTTGGGCGACTTGATCAGCGTGGTCAGGTAGACGTCGTTGCGCGTCATCCCCGCCGCATCAAGCGCCAGGTCGAGTGACGCCATATGACTGCCGTGCCCAATCTGATCGGCACTTTCCTCCTTGAAGTTCGGCCCATCAGTGATCAGCATCACCTTGGCATCCTTCTTCACCCACGGTTTGGGGTGGCAAAGGGTGGCAAGCTCACAACGATCGCAGGCTCGCCACTCGCTCACCAGGTTGCTGAGATCGCGGACGACGATTGGGGTCAGGTCGATTGGGCGATCGATGTTGATCGCCTCGTCGATCAAGCCTGGCATCAGCTCCACCTGATCGCGCCGGCGGCTGTGATGGTTGGATGGAAGCTGCGTCGGGTCGATATCCGAAAACGCTCCCACCTTGTCCAGATTGCCACGCACCGCGCTGTTGCAGTAGCGCTTCTCCACTCGTGCCACCAGGTCGGCAACCGAGGTGAAGGGACCACTCTCGCGTGCCTTGAGGATAGTGCGCGCCGCGTTCTCGCTGACCTGCTTGACCGACGACAGCGGGGCGACGAGCGCCTTCATATGCAGCGGCTCGAATACCCAGGAGCTGATGTTGATG